AATTGGATAAGTTATTGAAGGCATTCTATATTCATTAGTATAGATTGACATTCCATCATAATTTGTTGAGATAGACTCAATGTTAACTCCAAGCAATCCATCATAATTCTGAATTTGTGATTGGGTTAATTGTTGAGTTACTCCGGAATTAATTAAGAATGATAATTGAGTAGGATTTAATCTTGTGATATTTCTATCAGCATATACTATCATTCTCATTAATGCTTCCTCTCTTGATACATTCCAACCATCACCAAATGCAATAGGTGCTTGAACTATTTGAGTAGATAAGCATCTATGATATATGATGATAGAGTACATATCATCAAATCCACTAAATGTAATTCCTCCATTTATATCAATCAATGATGGAATAGTAATTCCATATTGAGAGTTTTCTATAAGCAATTCTGACAATCCACATAATTTCTTTATAAATCTCTTATCATCGGAAAGTTTAGAATCTTTCAATCCGGAATTTATAATATCTACTATTTCGCTTATATATGGCATTACTTAAACATTATTTTTAATTCTTCTTCAATGATAGTATTTACTTGCTCTAATTCTTCAGTAGTTAATCCATAAATCTCTCCATATCCTTTCCATTTACCATTCCCATACTGAAGACCTTGTGCTTTATCTCCATTCACTTTATTGCTAAATCCAATTCCATATTCCTTTTCAGAGAAAGCTATTACTTTAAAATCATTCTGCATATCTCCGGTTAAGAACAATAGTACCTTGTCTCCTTGTTGTGAATATCCATTTTTCTTTCTCCATGCAAGATATTGTTTAGAGTAAGTTCCAATATTACTACCATCAGTTTTCTTTCCTTCATTATGAATCCTAAATGCCATAGATTCTTTAGTTCTATCAGCAATAGTCCTCAATAATTTATCAGACTCTTCTAATGTGAGCAGTTTTCCTTGCAATGCATTAAATTGAGAAAGGTTGATGATTGTATCAATCATTTCTTTCCTCCTCGTTTTCCTCCTTTACATCCACACATATTAATAGAAATTAGTTGATTCACGAACTTGTACAATCTCATTGCATTCAATGCAACAATCACAATTCAATTTAAATCCTCCTGCTACTTGCTCTAAAGATTTCATATATTCTACTTGATATTCTTCTCGTAACTCTTTAGCTTTTTGAAGACCAATTGTAGTGAATTGATTTATTTTACTTGAATATAATTGTTCAGTTAATAGTTCTATTCCAAGCAAATACCAATAAGACCTTGTGAATAGAGTTTTGTTTTGGCAAACAATAGCATCCCAATTGCATACTATTGAAAATATTCCGCTTAATCCATATGTATCATTTGTAAATGTGATTTGCTCACCTACATTAATTCCTGCTCCTCTAACTCTAACATCACAACAAGATGGGATTGTATGATTATATGGTAAAGATAAACTTGAATAATCAGTAGTATTATTGGTATTATATCCTACAAATAATCTCCAAGAATTATTTGAATAGTTATTATGAAATGTAGTGTTTACCGGAATAGTATTCCAACCATCAACAGCACTACCATTATATGTCCATAATACTTCAAGAGTAGAAATATCAATGATTTCAATTTCTACTAATCCATTTCCTGCTACTGGAACTTGATAATATTTTAATTCTTGAATATGTATTGATGCTAATGGACTCGGAACATATTGGTAAGTAGCAGATTCAATCAACTCAATTGAGAATCCTTGTTTGGAATCAAAGACATTCCCATAATTACTTCCAAGAATATTACCAACATTGATTCCTTGCATTAAACTATTAAGTTTATAATGCTTGGTCATTGATTCTCTTAAATCCAATGAGAATCTATTTTGCGCTCTCTTTTGGATTAGATTCCACATATCAAGATATGTTGCTTCCTCTTCATTTGTCAATGAAACAATTTGCTTTAAACTAATTGCTGGTAAATCATTGACATAAAGATTGGATGGGGATGCGGAATTTCCGCATCCCCTCAATCCAATGTAATTATCAAGGCAATTCATCCTTGTTTAATTAGGAGTTAGTCATTACATAACGAAGAGTACCATTACTTCCTGCAATGTAATCTGCTCCATCATAAGCATCAGTAGGAGTAGTAAACAATCCATAACGCTTTTTAATCAAAAGCAAATATCCCCTTGCACCAGTAATGCTTGCTTCGCTAATATAACCATTAGTGATGTTTGCACCTAAATCTTCGGGACAATCAATGTATTTAACTTGCAAATCAAATGCAATGTTACCAAGACCATTTGGAGTCCAACATTGAGTACGCGGGTCAACAATTGTAGTAAAGAATGAACTACCTCGCTGACCAGCAAATGCACCTACGTTATCAAATCGCTCAACAAGATGTACACTACCTTTTGCAAACATTCCTACGTGCTGTGCACCCCAAGTAGTAGCTGTTTGTCCACTACCATAGAATTCTAAACCAGTAGACATTGCTTCCGGATTAAATCCAAGAGCAGGATATAGTCCTCCTCGTTTTTGTTGAATTGAGTATGCATGGAGATATCCTCCGAGTGCGCCTACAAAAACGGGTGAATCGCAAAATTCATTTTGTTCCGCATCCATCAAGAGTTTAGTGAATCCAGTACCCAAATCATTGATATCTTGATTCTGCTCAATGTTTACTGATACTGCTGTTGCAGTACCAGTAGCTTTATGTTTACCAAATGAAGATGCCATTGATGTTGTCAATACATTCTCCATCTTTTGATAAATACCATTCATTGCATTGAGAATTCCTCGTAGATGCTCATTCATAATTTGAGTAGGAGGAAGACCAATAGCTACACTACTTGATGCTTCTTCGCAAAAACGTCGAACGGAATCATCCGGAATCCATACACCAGTCTGAACAACATTGTTCACGCTAACTGATGTCTCTTTATATGCAGGAATTACATCAACTGCACAAGTATCACTTGTAGATACTTGGTTGATTGTAGTTCGTGGCATATACTTAATATTCACATCACGATAATGACCTTCACGATATCCATCTTGGATTGCTGTTGGTCTATCTGTTTGTGATACAAGCATATTGAGGAATCCGGGCATAGTAACTTTTTGACCCGGATAATTATTTCCTGCAATGCTATCAAGATGAAGCAACAATGCTTCGCAATAACCATTTGCCATTTTATTTTTTAATTTAAGTTAGTAATTATTGATTTGTTTTTTAATGTTGGCAAATGCCCAATGTATTGCTTTGTTAAAGCCAAATATAACTACTTGCATTAGTTTATACTAATTTACTACCTTCTCTGAAATCTTGTAATGCTTTGCTTGTTTGAGATTTCGCAAATGGAGCATTAACTTTTGCAGGAGGAGTAACTTGATTTGATACTGGAGTATTACTGCTTGGTTTATTTACTCGTAATAATTTTGCTTCAGCAAGAACACTATCAGTAAATGATTTCACATCAATAGTTTTATTATCAATTGTAAAAGGTAGGTCACTTGCTTCAGAATTAACTAATTTAATTCCATCAGTAGTGTAAACATATTTACCTCCTTTTTCACGCAATTTTTTTTCCCAAAGATTACGAGCAGTAGAAATTGTTACATCTTTATCAAGGTCAATAGCATAATCATAATTTGAAAACAAAGAGTTTAATTCTTTGTCAGTTAATTGATTTTGCCATTTTGAATTTGTCTCTTGAACTTCATTCTTACGGAATTCCTTTTCTTGATTCAAGAGATTTTGCAATTCATTGACCTTATCAAGTAATGCTTTCTTTTCTCCTCCTTGAGCAGAGATTGATTTATCCTTTACTTCAGAGATAGCTTTTGCCAATAATCCAATTCGATTATAGGTATTTGATTCTGATAATACTTGATTTTTATTATCATCATCAAAAGGAAATTGGTCTATCACTTCTTTAATCTTCAAATCAATTGCATTCAATGTTGAGCCAGTAAAATGTTTCTTTACCTCATAATTCCGTTTTGCTTCATCTTCATTCATTAGTTTAGCTTGAATGCCTTGACTAATCTTTGATGGTAGTTCAACATTGAGTAATGCTTGATTAGACATTACTGCTTGTATTGATTCATCATTAGAATCAATTCCTGCTCTTTCAGAAAGAGTCTTAATAAATTCAGTTAGATTCATTTGTTGTTGTCGTTTTGACCTTTGGAGTTTCAATAATATCTAAATTAACTATTTTTTGTTGTGATTTCACGGATTTCTTTATTACCTCTACTTCAATTTGCTTCCGTTTAATATCGCATATCTTGTCAAGATTATTCTTGATAAGAAATTCTCGTACGTTATTTTCATTCTCTAATGGGAATGAAAACCATATTTCTCCATTTCGGATTACATCAAGGAATTCTTGTTTCATTTGTCAAATATACATTAAGTTATGAGCTTTTGAATTTATCTCTCAATTCTTTAGGTACTAAATATGATGGCACTCCACTAAACTGATGATTACAATTCCATCCTCCTCTATTAACTCTCAAATTTGCAACATTAGTACCTTCTTTCATTCCATATGGTAATCCGGTTTTTTCATAAATAGGTACTTCATCATCGCATATTTTACCTTCAATTAAATCATTAAATTGACTAACGTGAATGTATTCAAGGCATTTATTAACTCTTGCATCAATCAATTTTCTACACCAGTCTCTTGTAGTATCTTTTATGCTTCCTCTATATTGATACCATTCATATCCAAGACTATCACTAACTATTTGATTATAGTTAGCATTAAATGAATTCAATGAATCAGTTACAATTGTTTTTGCATACTTTGATAATGCACCTTCGCTCTCTTCCGTATCAACCAAAAACTTTCTTACCTCTTCAGTAAATTCTGCTCTTGTACCTCCATTAGTTACATTCTTGACTAATATATCTCTTACCGGAGAAATTATATTTACATCCATTCCATTCTCTCCAAGAGAATCAACTACTGATTCAATTGATAGATTCTCTACTTCCTTTAATACTTTAGGTACTTTATATGTATCTACAAGTGATGAAAAATATTGATTTTGGGGTTTTGTTATTGTAGAATATGTATCTATTACCTTATCTAATTCTTTAGCATATTCTTTATCAAAGATTATTTTTTGTAATTCTGATTTAATCTTTGCTATTATTTTAACATTCTTGATACTTGGTTTAATCTTTCCATTACTCGTTTCTAATTCTGATGTTAAATCAAGT